TCACAGAGGTAGTTTTGAAAACCCGCATTGAATTAACATTCGAAGACGAAGAACATGAGTCTCAGCGCGTTATCCAGAAAGCTTTCGATACAAGCTCTGGTTTACACGATATCTGCGGTCGTATGCGCTCTAAGCTAAAGTACAGTGACAACTTGAATTGGGAGAAAGAGTTCGAAGATGTCTATGCAGAGCTGTGCAGATTGTGTGATTGCTAGAAAAAAGAAAGCTGCTCTTCCTTTAAATAGTTAGACCAAAGCACCTCTTCCCTGTCGTAATCTCCAGCACATCCTAGAGTGCAAGCTCTTTTGTAGGTCCTATACTTAAGGTGTTCTATTGGCTTATATTGATCACAGTCATATCCACTTAACAACCAGCGGCATTTTGATTTAAGCAGAAAAGATATCAAGTTTTCATGTAGGGAATCTGAAGTTTCGTGATTGTACAACTTAACATCCTTCCTCGTCTCTGATGGATAAGGAGGGTCTAGGTACATGAACACATTTTCTTTGTCGAACTTGTTCATCAGCTCCAAGGCATCCAAATTCATAATTGTTATTTCACGGATTCTTTTAGCTACAGAAAGCAAACTAGATATTTTACTGTCTGTTAAAGGTTTTACTCTTAGTCCGGATTTATATCTTCCTGGGGAAAACGCATAGTTTATTTGAACATATATACGGCGTGCTTTCTCTAGCTCATCTTCACACTCTTCATGTGAATTCTTATAATCCTCTAACATGACTGGGCTAAAGAATATCAGAGGTAAAAGCTCTTCGGATCGCCTCCTTAAGACATCGAAGAATATATAGAGACGCCTGTCTATATCGTTGTAGATCTCACCTTCGACTTCCACTCGCTTCTTATTGAAGATTACCTTTCCTGATCCACCGAAAGGTTCTACGTAGTAGTTGCTCTTAGGGATGAGAGGTAGAATATCTTTAAGCATATTATATTTACCACCTACCCAATCGAAAGGGGATATAGTGTATTCTTTTGGTAGAGACTCTATGTAATCAATGGTAGCTTTTTGTAGGAGTTCGTGCATGTCACTTGAACCTCTTCTTGTATAGATCTTTAATCTCTTCGTCCGGAAGCATGTGAATCTCATATACCTCTATAACTGTGCTGGAGTGCTCTGAGTATTGTTTTTTAAGGTTCAAGCAGGTTATTTGAGAGTCATCTTCGATGACAGTTTTGTTCATGGCGTCAAGGCAAAACTTAGCCGTATTATCGATATCAGGCTTAAATATATGCATTACATGACTCTCTAAAGCCATCTTCTGTTTCCATTTAGGCCAAGACTTTGGCACTTCGAAAGAAAATAATATTTCAACATGAACGGGTCTAAAGATGATATCTAAACCCCTCTCTATCATCTGCTCTCTCAAGATAGCCTTTAGCCAATTCTTCTTGTCCTTCTGAGGATCAAAAGCTCCCCACTTAGTCACGCGAGCCCTAGCGCAAGGTATAGGCTTTTCTTTGATTATGAACAGGTGATTTCTGCTTTTGAAATCTTTACTACGTTCTGACGTTGACATCAATATTGCTATATTTTAATTTTTGAGTATGAGTGCGATATGTATCCGATTTAAGCTTTTCCTTGACAAAACATTCAAGAATATTATCGATTTTATCGAAAAATACTACCTAGGCCGAGATGGCTAAGAAAGTAGAAGTCCAGCCATACAACCGATTTGATTCGGAGGTTTCAAGTCTTAGCATCAATGAGGTTCAGGCTTACGGCGAAAACTTTGCTAAATTCATGAAGAGACAAGATGTTTGGGCTCCCTCTGCATGGGCAAATAATATTGGTAAGACAGAAGACTTTATAGATTCTCTTAACAATTCAACTTTATCTTTAAACAACCCTAAACCCCTATTGCAGTTATGACATAGTAATCCTCTTACTACTCCTGTCTCGTGACAATGATCTACTACTAGCTTTAACTTATGATGTTTAGCCATTACGAATCCCTCTTTGCCACATATTTTACATACTCCATTCTGATCTCTATACATTCTATTGTAATCTTCAGAGGTAATACCATAGTTCCTAGTTAAATAGGCATCAGTAACTCCAATATTCTTGCACTCATCTGAACAGTATAATTCAGAGGGAGCTTTAGGAGGAAACATATTTCCACAATTTCTACAAGGCTTCTTATTAAAATAACCCTGAGGATACTTACTAGGTTCAGCTGTTTGTTCTTCTTTAGTTTTATTCCTACGTGATATTCTATAAATTTTGTGACTTAGCTCAGGATTGTCTACATCATTACATGTTAAGAGTTTCCCTGAATTCAATCTGTTTTTGTCATTATGATTACTCATAAAGTCATCCTGTGCTTTATTTGCGTTAAGATGAATGTCTTAGCTAGACTTCTTTGTTTCTCATGGAGTTCATCATGCTTATCTCTTTTTGTACCTTCAGCTATCAACCCTGCATCCTGAGTATTCTTCCAGTGAACATCACCATTAAGGACTACTTCACTATAAGCCCCATTATCAAAGATATGTAGGTAGTGTGCAAGTACTCTAAGTTCCAAACCTGAAGCATCAGCACCTACAATACATCTCCCTGAAGGAGCTATGAATAGACTCCTAAAGTCTCTACCATACTCAATAGTATTAGCAGGAACTTGTGCTAAGTTTGGAGAGTTGTGTGTACATCTTCTAGTGACAGCTCCAAGGGAATCTACATGCCCATGAATTCTACCATCTGATTTTACATTGTTCATTAAGGATTGTTTACCATCTATGAGCTGAGTGAGTCTCTTATTTACCATTAGGTATCTTTGAAGAACCTCAATGCCCTCTATATCAAGTTTCTCTAAAGTATCTGCATCTGTCTTAGGTTGACCCTTCTCAGTAAACTCTGAAGGAATCCATCCATAATCTTCTGTCAGCCATTTTATAATGTGCGCTCCTGACGTAGGACTAAACTCAGTATACTTGATCTCCTGATAAGTAGCACCCTCAGTATAGTTAGTAGTTTGCCACTCTTTATGTGTAATAGGATGTTCTATCTTTCTTCTAGATGATCTCTTAGAAGTCTTTACATCCCCTACTGTAAACCACTTAGGTTTAAATTGAGACTGTAAAGCATATAGTAGCTCTATAGATTCTTTCCGTAGAGTCTCCTCTAATTGCATAGCCTTCTTAGTATCAAATAGAACCCCATAGTGTTCTTGTCGAGCCATCAAGTGAGCAAACTTATGTTCAATGTCTATAGCACTTTGAGGCACTTCATTTTCTTGTATTCTCTTTAGGAGATGATAGTATAACTTTGTAGTTACCTTTACATCTTGTTCACAGTAATCAGCCATCTCCTTAGAGTATTTTGCCCATACATTCTCAGCTTCAGAGTCAGTAGCATAAGTTCCTTTATGAAATCCTAAGCGATAACCCCAAGCTTTTAGAGAGTGACTCCCATATAACTTAGAGGGTAATATACCTTCCTTTAGGAGCTTTAGGTCTGTAATGACAATGTCAGCACATACAAGTTTAGACATCAGCATCGTATCAAATACCTGTCTATTCTTCCAGTTAAACTTAGGATATAGTTTGTGTAAAGCAGGAATATCATAGTTAATGATATTGTGTCCTACTAAGAGTCCTTCGTTTAACTCTTTAATACCTTTGAAGAGAGGTTGTGTGTCCTTATCGAACCTAAGCATAGTCTTCTCTTCAACATGATAAGCTCTAATACAATGAACCTTAGTAACATCATAGTACAGGTTATCTGACTCTATATCAAATATTAAGGTTCTACTCATTTAACACCTACTATCATAAGAGATATTACAGATATTGTTAAAGAGGCTACAGATAGTACTATAGCAAAAACATCAGAGGTTCTCATTAGTACCAACTGATAGAGATATGCTGAAATAACTCATATAGTCCCCAAAGAGAAAATCCTATAACTACTATACCCAAACACGTTACTACTGCTAAGGCTTTAAAATAAGCCCTTCCTATATCTTCCATTATGTTACCTTCTCTATTAGACTATTAATAATCTCTTCCTGTCCTTTGATGTATCCTCTCAGATACTCTAAAGAACTCTCAGCTTTCTTTACATAGGGATTAGGAGATGCTACTAAAAGATTACCTTGTAGAATCCTAGTAAGATCATGTATGTTATCAAAAGCTTCTTCTATGTTTTCTTTATGACTCATTAGAATCTTTTATCCTTTTCATCAATATAATCTGAAGTTTCCTCTTCATCCTCAACAAGTTCATAACAGCCTGTAGCAGGGTTATACCTGATATAATCACAAGCTCCTGTGTCACCTGTCTCTCTCCACTTAAGTACTCTGATAAGAGCCTTATATGGGTCTTCAGCCTGTTGGTTCCTCTCAATAGCTATAACACCATCTGATAACTGTTCAAGACTAGCAGAACCTCTCAGGTCTGTTAGACTAATCTGACCTCCCTCATTAAAGGACTTCTTATCTCCTGAACCTCTCTTAAGATGAACGATAGCATGAATAGTACATCCTGTAGCTTCTACAAAGCTTCTCATTTCAGTCATAAAGATATCAATCATCTTTCTCTCATTCTCATCAGTAGATAATCCTGATACAGCGATTGAGATGTGATCTAGTACAATGGTGGTACATCCACAAGCATGGAATAGGTACTTGATCTTCTCTAAGAGTCTACCAGTATTCACAGAACCAAAGTGGTCATACATACAGATTCTATCAGATTGAAAGTATTTTTTATAGGATTCATAAGCTAACTCTTCAGGGATAATATCATGGTTTAAGCGGAGTAGTTTTAAAGGTACTTTATGATCTAAAGCTATGAAGCGGTCTACAGTCTTTGCTCTAGATTCCTCTAGATATAGAATACCTAACTTCACAGTATCATCAGTATCTAAAGTGTACTTTCCTACCTCTGTAACAATAGTAGACTTACCAATACCTGAACCCGCAGTCCAAATAACCAGTTCACCATCTCGTGTGCCCATAGTTTTAGCTTGAAGTTTAGGGTAAGGGAATGGTCTACCTGCTTTAATGTCTCTTCTAGTTTCCTCAAAGGTAATCTCTGAGCCCCTAACAATGTTATCCTCACGAACCTCTCTAGCCTCATAGGTCTTATTAACTACTGCTTGCTTACCAAGAGCCTTTAAGACTTCATTAGCATCTTTATATTCGTTATCAAAAGGAACTACAAATAATTTAGAAGGGCTGAATAATCCCTTAGCATCTTCTACCGCTAACTGTCCTGCTTCATCCGAATCAAACCATAATACGATCTGTTCAAAACTCTCTAGGAAATCTATGTTAGCTTGAAGACACTTTCTAGCAGACTGAGCCCCTGCTCCTAAGGACACTACAGGATACTTTCCATCATAAGCTTCAGCTACAGATAGACAGTCTATCTCACCCTCAGTAATGATGATCTTCTTTCCACCTTTGTTACGCCATAGAGAACGTCCATAGAGCATCTCAGCAGACCCACCAAGGAACTTAAAATCTTTCTCTGATGATCTTACCTTCTGAGCAATAATAGCTCCTGTATCATCCCTGTAAGTGGCTATCTGACAAAACTGTTCTTCATCATTAAATATAGATAGTCCTGTCCCATAGTCATACTTCTTACAGATACTCTCAGAGATTCCTCTAGCCTTTAGTGGTCTATATTCTACACCATCAATAAACTTAACACCCTTCTTAGCTTTCACTTTACTTTTTCCTTTTCCTATCCCTTTAGAACCTTTACCATCATGCTGACATTTTCCAAAGCAGAAGCTAGAGTCATCATCATATACAGCTAAACAATCAGACCCTCCACAATCAGGGCAAGTATCATGACGTAAGAAGTTAGCCATCTTAAAGTCCTTCTAGGATACTCATGAGTCTTACTTGATATGACCTATCAACAGGAGGTCTCATAGCTTTAATGGTAATGTTCTTATTGTACCACTTGTAAGTGTTCATTGTATCTAATACTCTCATATGAAACTGAATCTCAGCCTCTCCATAGTTCACAGTATGTAACTCTGAATAAGCACCTAATATGATTCTTCTAAACTTATCTTTACCTAGCTTAGCTACATCTTCAAGAAGTTCCTTAGAAGACCCATAGTATTTCTCCCAGTTAGATGGAGTTGTTACTTTCTTTTTATTAACTCTGCCTGCTACTGCTACTCTCTTCTCCGATAGCAACTTCTTCTTACCTACATATAACTTCTTGTTGGTGGTGTTAATGATTAGATAGATAAACCCTCTTGATGAGGGCTCTATCAGTTCTCTATTTTCCCATTCCATTAGAAATCTTTAGGAGTAGCAGACTTACCTTTTTTAGGCTTCTTCGGTGCTTCCTCTTCAGACTCTTCAGGTTCCTTAGGAGCATCTTCATAGTCACCATCTTCATCTTCATAGTCATCATCTGAACCTGAGAAGGCTGTAGAAGAAGCAGAATAGGTAACTAACTCATCAACACGAACACCATCAAAGGTTAATGCTGTAAATGCCTGTTCTTTTCCTGTCTTGTCTTTAAAGGTTGAGGAGTAAGCACAACATGAAAGCTTAATTACTGAACCACTACCAATAATAGCAGAGGAGTCTAAACCTTTTTTGAACTGAATCTTAGGTTTTTTAGAAGACTTAAATGTAAACTTAACTACATCTTCATCTACAACTCTTTCACCATCATCATCCAATACAGGCTCTTTAGCCTCTTCATCATATAGATAGATTGGTGAGTAAAGTGGTTTAGGCTTAGTAGCCTTTGCAGTAGCCTTATTAGCTTCAATGAGTTTCTGATTCTCTGAGTAGAGAAGTTCATTTAACTCCTTAGCTTCGGCTTTAGGAACTACTAGCTCTACTGAGAACTTAGCCTCCTGATTTGGTGTAGAGATATAAGCGAATCTGCAAGGATAAGCCTTAGTCTCAATTTTGTTACCATATGTTGCCATATAGCCTCCTTTATGATTTTGCTCCTAGGAGCTTTATAGTATTCTTAACAACTTAATAAAGGCTACATCTTCTTCTGTAGCATCTCTAACAATCTCTTCAAGACCACAATCAGCTCTGATTAATTTTCCCTTATCTACGTAGTGTTCATAGGCACTATTAAGACCTAAAGATTCCATCAAAGTTTTCCTTGTGATATATTTCTGCTGTTCTTTAGATAGTGTGTACATAGTTGTTAGGGGAACTGTTACTTGTATTATCATGGTTACTCCTTGTTTATAGAAAGAACATCTATAGGGATTCTATTTACTCTACTAGGGCATATTGCAAGTTACACTAGATTTCATTAGAGGTTATTATTACAAACCTATAGATGTCTGATAAGGAACTTAGTAGCTATCTCTTCATTCCTTATCTATTATGGAAGGTACTTTATTCCAATCCAAAAGGACAAATTGTCTTTATGAAAAGTAGGATATAAAAGATAAAATAATTATACCTAAACATACAAAGTCGAATACTATTACATTAAGACAAGTGTCTTTAAAGTATCTTCTTACCATCTTCAATCTCCTTTAATAGTTAATAGAAACATAAGTGTAACTGCTATGTAACACCACACCTCATAAGCAGTAAGACTCTTAGTGAATCCTACTAGATTCCTAATTGTTCCCATAGACACTCCTCAGGTCTTTTATCTTCTCTCTCCCTGACATAACTAGGGAATCTTAACTTACCACTAGGAAGAACCTCAGAAGCCCTCACTTGAATTACATAGGGTTCATCTAAATAGCCATCAGGGTTATTCCAGTTTTTCATCCTCTCAGTCCACTTAACTCTCTCCACATCAGTCATGGTAGGTACCTTTCCAATACTTACAAGACTTCCATCAGGTTTATATAGACCTACTTCAAAGGCTCCTAGTTTGCCCTCTAAACGTGTACCTTTCTTTCCTTCATGGTAGCCAAGTACTACACAATCAATGTCTACATTCTCGGGTTTCAACTTTGTGAATCCATAGTCTTCCATATATTCATTATACAACACAAAGCCCTCAAAGTCTAATTGTTCTACATATCTATTCCAAATTACCTCTAATCTACTAATAGAGTACTGATTAGGTAATCCACAGAATATTGAGTCCTTAAACAATGAATACAAAGTTCTTCTTTTATAGTAGTAATTGGCAGGTTCTCTAAGATGATCTAAACAATCATAAATGTCATAAACAATTAAGCTTAGCTTATCTAGTGTGTCATCATACACCTTTCTTCCTAGTACACTTCTAGAGTGGCTCCAAGTCTTCTTAGGGTTCATCCCAATATTCACAGCCTCACAAGCTATAGTAATATCGGCTTTTAATCTAGGTAGAACCCTGAGTCTAATATCATCTACTAGATAGGGAACTAGATGGGATACATCATTTCCCTCCCTAGTTATCATCTTAATAGAATCAGGTAGTTTAATCTCTAGATCAATATGAGTACCATCATACTTAAGCATAGCATGTGTATACTTACCTGAAGCTACTATCTCATCTAGACGTAACTCACCCTTCTCATTAAAGGCTTTCTCTTTCTTCTTCATTTTCTTAAAGTACTGACTACTCATTTAAGTGTCTCCATAGCAATCATAAGTCCTATTAAACCTAGTGTAAGCCCTATGCTCCACTTAGTCTCCTCATCTCTGTTCAACTTCATCTCTAACTCCTCTAAGTATCTCTATATAGATGTTATCTAATATAGTAGAATAACATACCCTTCGGGAGTACCTATATAGACCTCTTAGTATCTATAGAACCCTAACACATACTCTAAGTATATCTATAAGTAATCCCTTGCCTCTTACAATGGAAGGTACTTTTGCCCACTTTTCTTAAATGAAACTTATAGTGTCTCCTTAAGAACTGTCCTATATACTAATAGTCTCTCAAAAGGAGTACTACCTGCCACATAAGTTTCTCCAAAGACATCCTTGTATCTTACAATAGGCAAATCAGCAGAATCCCAAGGATACCCTTCTTTGCTCATATCAATCCTCAATCCCTGCTTAACATCAACCAAATCTGTACAAACTACTTCACCTGTACTTCCTGCATAATATACTCTCATCATTATCTCCTTAAAATCCATAAAGACAATTTGTCCTTATGAGAAAATATACTTAGACTCCATAACTTCCTGAAGGTCTAAAGTATCAATCATAGGGTTATCAATCTCTAAGAATATCTTACCAATACTCTCATAGGAATAACCTGCATTATATAGAACCTCTATAGCCCAATTAATCAAACAGTCCTCAGAGAATATCTCTATAAAGGACTCTCTAATAGCAACGTCTAGAATCCCTCCGTTATTAGGATGTACCCCATAGCTATCATGTATCATAGAAAAGCTCTTCACGCCCTTGCTAACACACTTTAAAACGCTAAAGTGAAGTAAGGTTGTGTCATAACTGTGAATAACATTAGGAGCTGAAGAGTTCTGCTGTGAAATTGCATTAACTCTACCAATCCTTTTAAACATCTTTAACTGAACTCTTTGGTTTCCTCTATCAGGAGTCCATATGATTGAATCAAATTGTACCTTCTTACACTTTACATTCTTCTGATAGACTACGAAGCCCATAGGAGTAGTCCATAGGAGTCCTTTGTTTTTATCAGAAGCATACTTGCAAATAGTCTTGATGAACTCTTGACCCTTTCTAGCTCCCTGCACCACTTCATCAATAGCCTGTAGGTTTACCTGAGAGATCAAATTGGAAGCTTGCCAGTTCTCACCTACCCAATACTTCTTACCCTTAGCCTCTATCTCATCTAAAATCTCTCTAATTTGGTGTTGCATACCAATAAGAGTTACTGAATAAGGTTGAGTCATCGTATTTCTCTTTGTTAGTGTCCTGTCAATCTTCCCTTTAAAGGAATCTGCTATAGGCTTATAGTCAAACACATCCTCTACACCACTAGCATTAGTATGTGTCTTAATTCTAGTGTAATCCTCAGCATATAACATCCTATTAGACACGTTAGCAACTTCTTTATAGATATCTGATCTCTTATCACCTATAACGTTAACAGCTTCAGCACCTTTCCTGTCTCTTAATAGTCCTGAATAAATCTGAATACCTGAACATGTAGCATCTAGGGCACATTGAATCCTCAGAGTGACTCAGTAGGTAAAGCCTTATTGATATTCGCAGAGGGAACGCCCTTAGATGCTGTAGGATGGAGATATGCTAAGATACATGGAGCTAACTGAATAAGGTTGAGTCATCGTATTTCTCTTTGTTAGTGTCCTGTCAATCTTCCCTTTAAAGGAATCTGCTATAGGCTTATAGTCAAACACATCCTCTACACCACTAGCATTAGTATGTG